CTTGTAATTCTTTACTACGTCTACCAACTTGTCCATACCAACGACTGTCTTCCATTTGTACAGCCATCTCTTTCCAGTTATGTTCTCTACAAGCTTTCAACATGTTACGAAACTTTGAAAGTCTTGTACCACCTAAATTAAAACACATGTTTACTAACACTCTCTGTATAACTTCTGGTAGCTTTTCAAAGTCTTCCTCGCTACCAAAGACATGTATGGTTTCCTTATAATGCTTTTCAAAGTCATCCTCATAGTACATGTCTACAACTTCTTGAGTAACAGGTGTGCCAACTTCCCAGTTATATTCAGGGTCGTTAGGTTGGCAAAGGTGTCCAACTCCTAAAGTTTTATAGCCTAGACTATCCATATAAATTTCTAACACTTCACCTTCGTGTCTCTTTATTTCAGCTTTGCAAAGTTCTATATCCATTTTATTATCTTTTTTGAAAAACATCTAATCCTAATTCCTCCATTTGTGATGAGTAAGGTTGTCCTGTAAAAGGGTCAACTCTATTAGCTGGATTTTCTTTTGTATAAGTAACTTCTGGTCCTTGTACAAATCCACCGGTAGATTTAACTACTCTCTCTTTTAATTCTTTTTTACTTCTAGGAGGACTTCTTAAAAATTCTATTTCCTCTTCAAACAATGAATCATCTTCAATGTTAATATCTAACATTGGGAGTTTACTATAATAATTATTTTGTTGGACAATATAATATCTTAATAATTCTTTACTTATATCACTTTGTTGATTTTCTTTTTCAAACGTGTCTAATTTTTCATTTAATCCAGTTTTTAAAAACGGATTATACTTATTAAACTTTAATGAAGTTTTTAAATCAGCAGATATCCCAGAATCATTTACTATTTTTTCTTTTTCAAAATCAGATAATTTTAACATATCTACTGCATCAAATGCCATTTTTAATTCTTTATAAGCATAATAATGTCTTTTGTTTGCATCTGTATAAGCTTTTAAAAAATCTGCTCCTTTTTTTGGACCATCTGGTTTCCCACTAAAAGCTATATCATCAAATCTATTATTAATTGAACTGACATTATATTTGTATTTTTTAATTTTAGATTCTAAATTTTTAGCAACATCAAATTTATCATATCTTATACCTAAGTTAGCTAATAAAGTTGTTGCAGGTTCATATTCTTTATCTCCTACATACCCACCTGTAATAATATTTAAAGCTTCTGATTCTGTACCTGTAAAAGCTTTAACTGCCGGTGAAACTTGTCTTAAACTTCCCGGTATAAATACTTGTCCTACTTCTTTAATACCTATTGATATATTATTTCCTAAATCTTCAAAATTTGTAGGATTTTTTATCCATCCTTTTATAGGATATCCTTCTGCTGTTCTTCCTTGATTAAAAATTAAATCAGTTATTTTACCAGTTAGTAAAGCACCCTCTGTAAAAGGAGCCATAAATTCTTGTCCTGCTTCAAATGTTGCTTCAGATAACACTTTAGTAAGCCTTTCATCAGTTTTTTCACCGTCTAGATATTTATATATTGCAGTTTGTAAAGGTCTTTTCATTACATCATAAGGGTCTACAAAACTTATATCGTTAATATATAAATCTCCTTTTTCATTTCTATGATATAAAAATTTAGAATTTTTTGAAAAAGTATTTTTATTTAAATGTCTAATTGCTTGTTCCTCATCATCAGTAACACCATGAATAGATTTTGTTAATTCACTTAATCCTTCAGCACCGCCAACACCTGCAATTCCAAAACCTGCTAATCTTTTAGCACCTCTTTGAACTAAAACACTATTACCACTACTAATTTCTTTTAAACCTTGTCCAACAATATTAGTAGTTGTTCTTGCCATTTCAGCAGGAAATGAAAAGAAATTACCAACTGGTAAAGCTCTTAATTGTTGAACACCTCTAGGAACAAAAGAATAAGTAGGTAAAGTATTTTTTGTTATTAGTGCAGCTTCATCTTTTAATTGATTTAAATAAACATTATTTATTTCTATATTAGATTTTTTTGCAGCTTTAATTAAAGTGTCTAATTCTTTTTCATAACTTAAAATTTTAAATAAATCATCTTGAGATATATAAGCATCTTGAGCTTTTTGGATAAACTTTTTAGTACCTTTAAAATATTTATCAGATTCTTTTTGTAAAACTCTAGATACAGTTGTGTCAGAAACATCTTTTAAAAGAGATTGAACATCTCCAAACTTTGCTCCTGAATTTACAACACCTCTAGATAATAATTCATTATAATAATCTGTAGATTCTTTTTCCCCAACTTCTTTAAATCTTTTATTATATAATACTTTTACAGATTTATTAAAGTTTGAAGTAAAAGGATTTCTACCGTTAGCTAACATAAACCAAGCACCACCTATGGTGTTTCTAGCATGAGTAACATGATTTAAAACGGTAGCAGCAGCTTGACCATAACCTTTAGCTAATAAAAATGTTTTATACCATTGTTGTTTATTTAAATCTCCTATTATATTTCCTCTTTGAGTAAACATAGCTGCCATTTCTGGTGTTGTATATTTACCGTTTAATATACCATATTTTTTTCCTTCAATTTTAGTGCTATAATTAATACCTGTTTTTTTATCTAATACAGGCTCATTAAAAAAATATCCTTTTACTCTTTCCCCTTTACGGTTTGTGGTTCCTTTACCTAATTTATATGATTGTTCAACAAATCTTGAATCCTCAATAAATGAAGAAACTCTACTTATAGTATTAAATAAATTAGCGGAAGGATTTTTTATTTCTCCTAACAAGTCTTTAATAGGCTCATCTAAATTTCCTTTACGTTTAAATATATCTCTATTAGCACCATAAAACTGGTCTAGTCTTCCAAAATAAGTTGTAGCATCTTTAGGAGAATCTAATATTTCAGCAACTCTACCTTGTGCTAAAGCTGTTAATCTTTCTTCTGAAGTTTTTTTATATTTTGTTTGAGTTTTTAAACCGTCTTTAATATATTTAACAGCATTATCAAATTCATCTACGTAATTATTTAATTCTCTGTTTTTAAAAGGTCTAAAAAAAGCAAACTTTTTATCCTGTCTATATTTTTCAAAAGCTTCTTTTTTGCTTTTTGCTAGTGCAGGACTTTCAAAAAGTTCATAACTTGTACGCATGTACTGTCCTAAATTTTCTTGTATTTTATTTTTCAAATCTTTTGATATAGTTCTATTTGGCATTTGTAAAATAATTTCACTAAAATCATCTAACAACTGTCTTGATTCTAGTACATCTTTTTGTAATGTTTCTGGTAGTGCTTTTAAATATTTGTCATCTCCAGTTGTTAAAGCTTGTTGAATATTTAAAGATAATGCTTGTTGTTTTTTAACAGGAGCATCGTTTGTTTCTTTAGCTATTTTTTTTATTTTTACATCTAATCTTTTTACAAAATCTTCACCAGCTCCTACCCAAGCATCTTTAGCACCTTCTTGCTGATTAAAAAGTCTAAAAGTTTGTGGAGTAAAATAACCTCTAGGTCTTACAATTTCTTGAATTTTTAAACTATCAAAACCTAAAGTAGCTATTTTTCTTTTTATTTTATTATCTGAAAACTGCCAAAGTTTATCAATATCTTCATTAGCAGTTGATTTTAATTGAGGAGCTTTTGAGCCAAATATTTTAGAACCTTCTTTAGCAATTTCCCTAAAATCTTCTATATTTAAAGAACCTTTTTCATACTTAGTCTTAAGCTCTTTTAAAGTTTTTATAACTTCGTCTTTATTACTAAATGCATTCTTAAGTTTTTTACTTCCAAAATATGCTGTAGGTAATGCGACATTAAAAATTAAACTTTCTGCTAATAAACCTAACCTTGCTTCAGCTTCAGTTTTATTTACATCAGCTTTCATGAAATCTATAACTTCATCAATAACCCCTTCATCATCTTGAGAAAGTTCACCAATAAAGTTAGCTATTCTTGCATCATAAGGATTTATACCTACTTGTTCTCCTACAGTAACGCCTGTAAGATATTTTGCAGCTTTTGCAGGTCTTCTTAGTTTAGAACTTTGAGATACTAATTCAGCTAAAGCCTTACCTTGTTTTGTTTTAGTAGTTAGATTATTTATAGTTCCCACACCTTTAGTTCCAAATAAAATACCACCTGCAATAGAAGTTATATCTCTAGCAAACTCTCCACCGGCATAAGTAGGCTCTTTCATTTTTACAACATTTTTACCGCCACGTTCAGTAATTTCCAAACTATCTTTACCAAATAAAGTTTCTCCAGTTTTCTTTAAAAACTCTTGTTGTTTTTCATGTAATTCATCGTCAAACTCATAGATACCAGTTTTATCTGCTATCAAGTTTGCAAGTTGTAAACTTTCTTGACCAACATCTGTAGCAGCACCAGTTACAGTTCTTTTTGTCTGCTCCACAATGTCTTTATCTACAAGATTTAAAGTATTAATTAATCCTGAAGTCATAGGATTAAATTCTAAAATTAAATCTAGTAAGCTTTTATTTTTATTGAACATGTATTAAATACCTAAATTTCTTAAGCCTTCAAAAACTGGTCTTAAAGTTTCTGTAAAAACATTTGATATGTTTTCTTGATGAGATTTTAAATATTCTTCATAGGTTGAGTAATCTTCAGCTTGTGGTGAACTTGGAAAACTTTCTCTACTTAAAGGTTGAGCTACACCTAATAACTCTTGCATGTCTTTAGATTCAAATAATTTTTCCATTGTAGCTCCAATATTAACATCTCCTTTAATATATAAGTTGGGTCCTTTCTCATTAATTCCTTCAGTAACAACATCATTAAAAGCTTTTATCGGATTTTTAGCATACATAGGATGTTGAATAAAAGCATTTAATCCTTTTTCACTTAAAATATCTTCATAAATATTTAATAAAGGACCTTCTAATTTTACTAATATTTGTTCTCCAGTTGTAATTTGAGTTGTGTTACCAGTTCTTACACTTGTAGTGTTATCAACATTAGTTATTTTAGTTTGAGGAGTATATTTTATAACTTCTGTTTTTTTATTTGTTACAGGGTCTTCTATTGTTCCGGTTTGTGCTTTAATTTCAACTTCAATATTTTCAACAATTTTATCAAATCTTGTATCTATAATGTTACCGTTAAGGTCTCTTTTAAGCTCTTTACCAAAATCATTTACTAAATCTACTATTTGATTTGGAAAATTTTCTTGATAAGTATTTAAAGATTTTTGAAACTTTGTAAAATTTGAGAACATAGGATTTTCTAAAATTTCTTTACTAGATTTATTTAATTTATCTTGTAAAGTTTCAGATGTTTCATTTTTAGAAGCTTTACGTAACGGTCTGGTCATCCAATCAAATAAATTACTAGGCATTTCTTTATCTACATATTGGTCTACATAAGCATCTAAATCTTTAACATTTGATGGAACACTTTTAGCTTGACTTACTAAAGTTTCCCACTCACTTGTACGGTTATCTACTAAATCATTGAAATTAATTTCTTCTCCATCTATAAATAATGTAGTGTTTGCTAATGTAGAAGTTGGTATATCATACTTAGCAACTTCAATAACTTTACCATCTTTAAATTTTTGAGTTGTTAGTCCCGGAACATTAGTTTCAATTTGAGAACGATATTGTTCTAGCATTTGTTCTTGAATCCATTCTTTCCTAGACTTATTTTCGTCTATTAATTTATTATCTTGTTCTATTATTTTTTTAGCTCCTGATTGAGCATTCATTAAATAAGCTCTTTCTTCAGCTAAAGAATTTTTTAAAGTATTAGCTCTTTGATTAATTAAAGTATTTGCACCTTTAACAGCAGTATCAAACATAAGAAGTCTTTTAGAAAATTTTTCTTGCTTCTTAGCTTGTTCTTCATTATATTGTTTTGCTTCAGCAAACTTTTGTTCTGCATATTGCTGAGTACTTTCATAATCATATCTTGCCATCTTATTATCCTTGTCTTAATAAACTTTGTGTTTCTTTTTCAACGGGTTTTGCTAATAAACTTTCTTGAGGTATTTCTAATTCTTCTACTCTCTCTAAAATATCTTTTGGTAATGCTGTTTTAGAAACACTACTTTTAGTTGGAAATCTTTCTTTTGTTACTTTTTTTAATTGTTCAAACTGGTTTGATTGGTCTGAAGTAGTATCTTCATCATCATCATCTTCATCATCTATTCTATATTTTATACCTGCTTTTTCTGCTAGTGCCATTAATAAATACATTAATGGTTCCATTAACATCATCATTAAGTCTGGATTCCATTTACCTTCTCTAAATCCTACATAACCTATTTGCATTGCTAAATCAGTTACAGGAATACCATCTCCCATAGCTAACACTATAGGCATAAAATTTTCTTCTAATAATAATTCAGCAGCAGTATAATCTAAAGCTTCTTTAAAGTTTGTAAAATCTGGGGGTCCTTCAAAAGGTCTAGGTTCATCTGGATTAGCTGTTAATGACTGACCCGGTATAGGTCTACCAGCTTGAGCAAAAGCATCTACAGCTTCTTGATTATATTCTTCCATTTTATACTCCTAAATATTATATCCTACAGATTGAGCAATTCCTCTCTGTACTGGTGTGTTTTGTGAAGCTGAAAAGTTTGCCATAAATGATTGATATGCAGAATTACCCTCACCTATTAAGTTATTCAAATAGTTAGAGTTTTGAATATTACCTACTAAATAAGGATTACCCTGTTGTTGTGTCATTAAATCTACTTGATTATATACCGAAGAATTACTAGCTCCTACATTCATCATTTCAGGTATATCAATATAATAATTACTAGGTCCTTCAGGCGTTTCATAACCTAAACTTTCTGCTACAAATTGTTTACCTGCTGCTTTTCCTCCTTCAACTAAAGAACTTTGTAAGACATCACCAGTAGCTTTTTTAACATCAAAATCTTTAATACCTTCTACAACTTTACCCGGTATGTCTTTTAAAGTATCCATAAATGTTGCATCTTTAGTTTTACCTAATAAAGGTTCTATAGGTTTTGTAAATTGAGATACGTCTGTCAATCCTTCTATAGCTTCTCCTGTTTGAATCTTAGGCATTGTAAATGCTTCTTTTACATCAGCTTCAAAAAACTTTCCAAGGTTCATAGACTCTTCTGGTACAAGTCCTGTCAAGTCTGGTTTTTCTAACATGCTTGAAACATCTGTTACTCCGGGAAACTCTCCTTTACCTTCCATTAATGTTTTAGTAAACTCTTCAGGAGTTGCTTTTGTTACATCTAAAGTTTTTCCAGCGTCTATAACTTCTGTCAAACTTTCTGGAGTTTTCTTTGCAAATATAGAAGTTCTACCCTCGCTTAGTGTAAATCCTTTACCTTTTGCAAAGTTTGTAACTCTATCTACAGCATTACCAATAGTTTGAGAAACACTATTATAAACATTACCTGCAAAAGTACCTGCTTTATTTATAAGATTTAAACCATGTCCTAATGCTTGAGAACCTACTCCAGCTTTACCTAATAGCTTAGTAGACCAAGTAGCTAACTTACCAGAAGCTCCAAAGAAACTTCCCAAGGCTGACGTAGCATAAGGCATAAGAAACATCATACCTATCTGACCAACTATTCCTAGTTTACCTATAGCTCCTGCAACTTTTTTAAAGACTTTTTTAATTCCTTTACCTACTTTTTTAACAGCTTTTTTAATTCCTTTCCAAGCTTTACTTAATATTCCCATTATTTATTTCTCCTCTTATCCAAATATACTATTTATAGTACTTGAAGCGTTTTTAAAATTAGTTGACCAGTTTTTTGCAGCATCTCCTTCAGAACCTGCAGCAGCTATCATAGCATTTAACTTTCTGTTAGCATCATTTTCTCCAAATCTAAAATCATAATCTGCTTGGTCTCTTAGTTCTTGCCATAAGAATGATTGAGCTGATGAAGATAAACCAAAAGCATTCTGTGCGTTTTGTTGATTAATTGCATTTTGTGCTGCGGTATCTGCTAGGTTAGATTGTCTTCTCCATTGTACATTGGAATTAAGAACAGCTTGTTCATTAGCAGCGTTCCATTGTTGCCTATTATAATCTAACTGTGCATTAAATTGATTTACTTGATTTAATATTGTAGCATTAGTTTTATTAACATCTGCAATTCTATCAGCTTCTCTAGCAGCAGCAACATTTTTAGATTGAACATTAAATTGTGTAGCTGCGTTCATTTGAGCTACATTAAATTGATTTACTTGAGACTCAAGACTTGCCATAAATTGTTGAGTTTGATTCTCACTAGCAGCATTAAATTGTCTTGCAGCGTTAGTAGCAGATTGATTAGACAACATACGTTGTTGCTCTTGTTGAGCTTTTAATACATTAACTTGTTGTTCATTAGCTAAATTCTGCATATCCATTTGTAAAAAAGCATTAGCATTATTTATTTGAGCTTTCTGATAAAAATCAGCTTCAGCTAAATTAGCTTGAGACATTAATACAGCATTTTGAATTGTAGCTTGTTGTTCATTATTAGCGTTAGTTATACCAACAGTCTGCATAAATTTACTATTAGATATTGATGTTTGTTGGTCAGCATTAAACTGAGCCATGTCCATATTAAACACATTCTGTGCATTTGTTAAAGCTGTTTGTTGTACTCTTTGTGCGTTTGCTTCAGCAGTTTGAGCTTCTATAGTCTTCTGTTGACTAACACTTTGTTGTATTGCTTGTGCGTTGCTTTGAGCTATAGGCATAGCTGATTGAATAATAGCATTAAATAAACTATCTCTACCAACTGTAGAAGCAGACATACCTCTCTTAGCTAACATCTGTTCTACTTGTGCAACAGCAGGTCTAGCCCATACAGGTATCTCGCCATTCTCTATGCCTTCTAACAAACCATTTATTTGTGTAGATACTAAAGCTTCTTCAGGTAATCCTTCTATGATACCTCTTTGTTCTTCACTAAAGTCTGCTAGTCTATCTTCTAAAGCTTCAGGGTCGTTACCTATCTCTTGTATATCTTCATCAGATAGTCCAGCTCTACTTAATTGTTTTTTAGCTCTTGTAATTCTTGACAAGCTTGTACCAGCGTTTAAAGCTGCTGTAGCTTTAGCACCTTCGCTAATAGTACCGACAACTCTTTCAGCTAAAGCACCTTCTGGTATTTCAACTTCAACACCTTCAATAGGTTCAACTCTTTCAACTTTAGCAGCCTTTGCAAGTGCATCCTCTACTAATTCTCCAGCAGCAACTTCAACATCAGGAGCTTCAGTAACTTGTTCAGCTTGTACTTTAGCAGCTTGTAACTCTTCTGGAGTTTGTATAGTTTTTGCTTCCATTGTTTCCACTGCTTGTGAAGGTGCAGCTTCAACAGGAACAGCTTTAACTCCAGTAGTAGGGTCCATTTGAATTGCTGAAGCTTGTGTTTCTGCTAACCTAGCTTGATAAGCTTCTTCAGTCTCATCAGGTCTACGTTCCATAACTTTTTGAAGTTCTGCAGTTGGTATAATACCTTCTGGTATTTCTCCAGCAGCTATTTGTTCTGCAGTTCTACCAGTTTGTATAACTCTTTTACCTCTTTCAGCTTCTAACTGTTCTGGTGTTCCTGTTATAGTTCCATCAGCAGGAGGAGTTCCCGGCGGTGTTACAGGAGGAGTTCCGGGTGGTGTATATGGTGGAGTTCCGGGAGGTCTATATGGAGGTTTATATCCTCTTCCTGCATCTCTCGCATCTGTAACAGACATAGCAGGTTTAATATCACCTTCTCTACCAATAAACATTTGGTCAGAGCCTTTACCGGTTGATGTTGGAGCTTGTCTAAATGTAGTATCTATATTGTTCGCAGCATTATCTATATTTTCAATAAATCTTTCTTGTTGTGGAGGTGTAATAGGTTGTTTAGGTGTAACTTGAGGTTGAACAGTAGGTCTAATTTCTTCTTCTCTCTCTATAGACATAGGAGGTGTTTTACGATTCATAGGAGCTTTTTGTATACCACCTACAGCAGCTTTTACTCTTCCACCTTTAGACATATCTACTCTACCACCGGTATAATATTTTTTTGTATATTTCTTTTTTTTATCTTTCATTTAAAAACCTATATGTATATTTTACTTGACTTCGAACAGTTTGTCAAGCTTTTCACCTAATTTATCTATCCTACTTATAAGAACATCAAAGTCATTTTTCAATTCTATTTTAGTTACATACTCTCTAGCTATCTCTTCACGAGTCTTGTTTAAAAGTATGTCAAGTCGTTTAGACTCTTCTGTGTTTTGTCTAATGCTGTAAAGCACTGGTGCTAACACCAAAGTTATAAATATATTCCAAAATAAATAAGGTGTTAGTTCCATGGTGTTTTTATCCTATTGTTTTAGTAACGGATGTTGGTGTGATAAGTAATGCGATTTGAGCATCTAAGCTAGACTTCATAGCTGTTACAGCTTCTTCACCCATAGCAGCTTCTACCCATCCTTGAACGTCAGAGCTTGTTAAGTCTGCAAAGCTTGTGAAGTCTGTTATATCTGAAGTATCTACAGATTGTGTTCCGTATGATGTAGCTGTCCAGTTGTTGCCATCAGCATCCTGATTAGCATCATCTTCAGCGTTTAATCTCCAATGCACGTTATAAACAACGTCTGCATTACCATCTAGTGTTGGGTAAGTATCAACTGTTGAAACATCCCAAGTATATCCAATTGCCATAATTATTCTCCTATTATATTGCAGATGCTTCGTTTGCAGTTTTCTTTGCAGCTTTAACTGCATCAGTCCAAACGGTTGAAGCTATACCTTGGACTTCAGAACTTTCACCAGACACGTCTGTATCTGTATGAGTCCAACTATCGTCATCGTTTTGTACAGAGCTTACACATTCTAATGCGTGTCTATGAAAAGACCTTGAAAGCTCTACACCATCTTCTTTGATGACTGTAGCTGTTCTTACTTGTATAGTTTTGTAGTCTCCTACAACTTCTATTTTATCTTCTATTAATTCTTTTGTTATTGCCATTTTTTTCTCCTTTTGTCCGTACCTAGAATCCACTAGGTATATTGGTTATTAAACTTTGTAAGTGGCTGTTCCTCTTATATCAACAGAGTTATTACTTGATGCTTCTAATTCACCATAAACTGTATAATCAAAGTTTTGTTCATTTATATTTATTAATCTAATAAAAGTATCACCATCAACTAAAATAGTTGTTAATGTAGAGTCATTTGGAGTGTAAAATCTTGCATATATTGCCCCTGCTCCATTACTATCTATAGTAAAAGGTAGTCCACTTATTTGAACTTGTGCTGAACTTGTAGGCATTCCACCAGTAGAAACTATATGATAATGAACAGTAACTTGATTACCAATTTTTGTATAATGACCTGTAGCAGTTGTTAATGTAGCTCCACCAAAGCCCGGTGTCCAAGTACCTTCTTCATAATCGTCAAGTGTGTTGCTAGTCGCATTACCTGCAACAGCATCAAATACAACACCGCCTGAAAGGTAGAGGTCTTTGAATCTTGTAGTAGAGTTACCCAAATCAGCAACACCATCTGTAGTTGAGCCTGTATTATCAGTAGGATGAAGTCTAGTGTTACCAAACTGTAAACCCACATGACTTGCTGTAGTTGAAAATATAGTAAGGTCACTAGAGGCATTATCAGATGCCCCAATAGTTCCTACAGAAGTGTCCGCTTTGCGAAAATTTACAATACCGCCAACAGCAGAGGCATTAACTTCTAGCTTAGTTGAAGGATTATCAGTTCCAATTCCAACCTTGCCTGAATTATCCAATACTAAAACATCAGTAACATTAGAAGCACCACCACTACCACCACCATCAGCATAGTTAAAATATAATCCTGAACCTTGAGCAACTGCAAACCAATCTCTAGTTTGACCTGTATCACTCCAAGCTATTGCTGGTGAACCAGTATCTTGAATTACTAAAGTTGCTTGTGAATTAGCGTAACTTGTAGGGCTAGAAGTATTAATTCCAACATTGCCTGAAGAATCAAGAGTTACCTTAGTTCCAGCAGATGAACCACCATAAATAAATAAATCTGAATTAGAACTATTATCTACTGCACCTATAGACCAAGTTTGTGCAACTGTTGTTGATTTTAAATTAAAAGCACCATAACCGCTTAGATTTTCAGATAATATTCCATATCTTGAAGCATCGCCAACAACTTTTAATCTATTACTACCTGCACTTGTTGTATTTACTAGCAACGAGCCTGAAGCATCAATTATCATTCTCTCAGTACCACCAGTATCAAATCTAATCTTATCTTCGTCTGAACTTTCTTCTACTTGAATCTGTGTATCACCGTCAGCATCTTGCATAAGAAGTGCTGAGTTGACTGCTGTGTT